CGCAAGCAATCAGTACGCGCATGTATCTCTCCCGCTTTTGTAGATGCTATCGACAAGGGCACATGCCTCGCCAAAGGGCATAGTGTTGAGGATTTGAAGGTTAGGGTGCATTGCTTTATATGCGGCTATGTTCTGGGATGACGGCAACGCCTTGGCTAGGGAATAGATTTTACCGTTATCGACAAAGCTGATCTTCTTCATCAGCCCCTTAACCTGTTTCTCAAGCTGCCAACGGTCCAAAAGGTCATCAATCAAGCAATCCAGATCAACTGGGTAGGTGATGATGGTCGAACCCTCTACGCAGAGATGGTCCTTAAAGACACGGTCCGGGAGGCTTGCTGCATAGGCGTGGGCCTTGTCCACTTCCGCATAGGTCTTTCCCATAGTCGGGTAATACTCGTTAGCACCACCCATACCTCGATTGGCGGCAAGGAAGGCTTTCTTTCCATCGACGTATACGTCAGCACTGAAACAGGTGGTTTCCTCTGACATAGCCTTATTGATTTTGACGTTCTTGATAGAGAGCTTCATCGGTCCAGTCCTTATGCTGCGTCTTGGTTAGAAGTCACACCGCAAGCCTTAAAGAAGCGTTGAGAATCAAATCGTGGGTTGTGTTTGATGGCCACGGAGGCAATGGCAATAGCTGCCTGTAACCGGGAATGCGGGTCCATGATGGCACTGATTGCAGCGGCAATGTCCTCGAAGTGCTTTTTAGTCATTTGATTTCCCCTATGGAATATTGGTCCACTCAGTCACCCTAGTCGGACAAAATGTCTGTGTCAAGTCCTTGGTCCACTCTCGGTCCATTGGTCCATTGGTCCATTGGTCCATCCGGGTTTCTGGTCCGCCCTTGAATTTTTGGAAAAACTCATTTCGGTTTCAATAACCCATTTTGGGCACTCAAACCCATTATAATGCACAAACACTCATATTGAGTACAACCGCTCATATTGGGTACATAAACCCATAATGGTGCCAGCAACCCATAATGGTGCCAGCAACCCATAATGGTGCCGGTAACCCATAATAGTGCCGGCCCTGGATATTGGTAGCAAAAACCTATTTTGGGGCTGCTGTTAACCTGTTCGCTTCGCGAACATTAACGTTTCGTTCGCTAGGTGAACAGGTTAATAATCGCCCTGGAATGGACCAAACCGCTCATAATGGGTTTTGAGCTTGGAATTCGTTTGGCTGCAATGCGGCGCATATATACAAAGAGCGAGTCGGACTAATCCGACAAGAAAGGGGAATCGTTATGGCATTGTTTCAAGTTATAGAATCAGGAACGGGAACCGTGCTTGCGGAATTCGAGACGCAAGCCCTAGCTCAAATGGATGTAGCCGTGAGGACTGTGGCGGGGGCACAAGTCTATTTTAAAAGAGCTCCTGACATGCAATGGCGAGAGCGCGAAATGCTACGCTTTATGTCGGAACAATATGAACCGCTAGTTTGGTCAAATGAAATATGGTGGATAAATCGCGAAAATACTTTGCGAGAACATTTTGCACATAGGGCCAGCACAATACATGGTTTGGTTGCATATACTGAATCAGCGGAAAAAGGTGAACAGGATAGACAGAGTGTGTCTAAACCGGGGGTCTATCTTACACGATATTTTTCGACGGTTTTGACTCCGTCAGAGATCGCGCATTGGTCTCGACTCCATTGCATGTCGAAAACCGACTCCGTCGATTTGAAATTCGCGACTAGCGTGGAAGATATTGTTCGAGTCTATCGCGATGGACCCGACTCTTGCATGTCTGGCCCTGTATCGGATTATGACTCCAAGATTCATCCCGTATCGGTTTATGGCGACTCTGATTTGTCGGTTGCATATGTAGAAGCGGAGTCGGAATATCACGATAAAGATATTGCGAGTCGCGCATTGGTTTGGACCGATCGAAAGGTTTACGGTCGCGTTTATCCTACACCCGAGCGATATAATGACTCGCGGCGCGAAATGGCGCGAATTGAGAATAACAAGCTTGTCAAAGCTCTAGAGTCTGCAGGATATCGCCCCGGCTCATTTAATGGTGCAAAGATTAAAGCAATCTTGCATCGTAGAAGTGAGGAGTCTTATGTCATGCCATATTTAGACGGTTCTTACGGAGTCAATCTTGTCGGCGACTCTTTCATCCTAGGGCGCGATGCAAGCTTTGAAGCCCAAACGACTGATGGAGTCATACATTTAGAAGCACGGTTTACATGTGATAGGTGTGAAGAGTCTGCGGACCCTGATGATGCAAGCTCTGTTAGAGTCGCGCGCTATTCGACGGAGTCATGGTGCGAGTCTTGCGTCTCAAATCATACCTTTTACTGTCATGGCCATGAAGAGTTCTATTCCGACGACGTTGAATCCGTTTCTGATTCATGCGGAAACGATTATTCTATATACTATGCGTCAGATAATATGTTCCGTTGCGACAATTCAGGGGATTGGTTTGATAACAGCGAAGCACAAGAAGTATATGTGCGCGGGAATAATACAGAAACATGGAGTCGTGACGCAATATCAGAGGAAGCCTTTTGCTGCTATGGTTCCGGCTCATATTATGCGACTCGCTGGCATAGTAGCGTTGAAATTGACGGGAACGTTTATGAGCAATCCTATGCTTTGTCTGATTTGCTTCTTTCGACTCGTCTAAAAGAGATGGAACAGGAAGAAGCTTATAAAGATATCGCGAAATTCAATATCGTTATGGAAGGTTCGATCTAATGACAAAAACAATGCAAAGAAACGCTAAGGCAAGCGAGTCGGCTAATACGGAATCGCTGTTTTATATGCTTCAAACCATGCGCCCCGCCGGATCGAAAGCGGAAGAAGCTTTTATTGATCGCTGGATTAAACCGCTTGGAACGGAAACAGATGGATACGGGAATCAGGTTATTCGCATAGGGGATTCCCCTGTCATGTTTTCGAGTCATACAGATACCGTCCATCGCAATGAAGGTTCGCAAAGAATCAAGATCGCGAATGGATGGATTGCTTTGCATCCTAAAGAGCGGCGCGCGTCATGCCTTGGCGCAGATTGCACGGCGGGAGTCTGGATCATGCGAGAGATGATTCTAGCAGGGAAGCCGGGGCTTTATGTATTCCACAGAGAGGAAGAAATAGGGGGATACGGGAGTCAATGGATCGCGGAAAACAATCCAAGCCTGTTAGACGGAATCCTTGCTTGCATTGCGCTGGATAGAAAGGGAATCGACTCCGTGATCACGCATCAATACGGCGGAAGATGCGCGTCTGATTCCTTTGCTGTTTCGATGGCCAAGCAATTGAAAGGTTATAAGGCTGACGACTCCGGCTCATTTACAGACTCCGCGTCTTACACTCATTTAATCCCGGAATGCACGAATCTTTCTGTCGGATATGAGTCGGCCCACACAGATGCAGAGCGTTTGAATTTGTTTCACCTGGTAAGCTTGCGGGATCAATTGTTGCGCTTTGATATATCGCGAGTCGATATTCGACGCGAACCCGTCGCTAAGGTGACGGCCTTGTCACGTAGCAATGGGGCTTGGAATGTGTGGGATGATATGGAGTCGCAATGGGATAGACGCGACAATAGAGCGGCGCGGAATGTGACGGAGTTCTGTCGGCTCTATCCTGACGAAGTCGCTGATTTGCTGGCGCAATATGGTATCGGACTAGGTGACTTATACGAGTCGACTCCGTGGCTTGATTGATAGGGGAAACAAATGAAAGTCTACAATTTCAATCTGCAGCTAGGTGAAATGTTCCACAATGCGGAATATATCGGAATCGTCGCGGAAAGCTTGCCGGAAGCGGTCGCGATCTTGCTGGGGCGCAAAGGTGATAGAGTAGAGTTTCACGGTTTTGAGTTTCTTGGCTTTTACGATCCTTACGACATGACAGCTAGTGAAGAAGATCAAAGGAAGGCTTGGCAGGAAGCCTAGTTAAGGCAAGGCGCATAGCAGGGACAAAGAAGGGAAGGGGCGACTCTTCCCTTTCTTTTTGTCTATAAAAGCTTATAATGGGTAAAGATAAGCCGTTATGGGTTCGAGCCGTTCTAGGGCACACTACGCGGCAAAGATTGCGGGAAGCTACCTAGGTAGCGGGATATCAATTGAAGGCAAGGGAAACCCCATGGCAAGGGATAAGACCGCAAAGGAATACAGGACGCGCGCACCTAGTGGGCAGGATATGACGAAAGAGCTACAAGCGAGACTCCCCGCTATCAAGGCAAAGGTGAAGGATAGAACCGACAAGCTTCTTATGGGACGCCCTACCACGTACAAGCCAGAGATAGGGGAAAGACTCTGTGAGCTTATGGCAGAGGGAAACAGTCTCACGGAAGCTTGCGACAAGCTTGGTATCTTGAGGGGGACGGTTCACGGATGGGGGGAAAGAAACCCAGACTTTGCTGCGACCCTCGCACGCGCGCGTGAAGCTTTGGCCGAACATGCTTTCTCTGAAGCCTATGCGATACCACGTAAGTTATTGGCATTGTACGACAAAGACCCCGAATTGAAGCTAGACCCTGCTAGGGTTCAAGCTGCTAGGCTCGCAACCGATACGCTCAAATGGTATAGCGAACGCCTCAAGCCCCGCACGTTTGGCGAGAAGAAGATTGAGCAATCCGTTACAGTTACTAACAATACGTTAACGATCGACTCACGTGAGCTCTCACAGGATCAAAGGGATGCATTGCGCGGCGCATTGCTAGCGGCCAAGAACCTTCCCGTGACCATTGACCACGACTAGCGTTCTATCGTTGCGGAGCGGAAACTACACACATTAGACAATGCTAATATACCAGCGCCCAATATGAGCACCTGTCCCTACACTAGGTGATCCTACCTAACCAGGGCATATGCCCACTCTGGGTGCCCACTATGAGCTATCGCCCAGATCGGGTGCCCACAATGGGTGATCGCCCAACCTGGGTGCCCACAATGGGTCGCCGCTACCAGTCCGCCAGGGCTGTGCCCAATATGAGCGCTCGCCTGGTTCAGGTACCCCTGCTCAAAATGGGCAGTCCGGTCCACAGAAACGCCCCCTGGGTTTTAGGCTCCCCTGCCTTCCCACGAGATTTAGGTACTATCCAAATTCCATCATTGAAATCCAAATTCCATTTTCCCCAACAATTTTCCCAAAAAAATTCTGAACCTGTGCAAACTTATCCACAGCCCCCCGTAGGGTATCCCACTGGCTAGGGAGTACTACCAAGAGAAGACGGTATCCCACTGGTCCTTTGGTCCCTCCATAGTCCCTTACCTCCCCTATGGGAAATACGTACCCACAATGGGTTGTAGTGCTCAATCTGGGTAACGGTGCTCAATCTAAGTTAGGGATCATAGATGGTACTTTACCCCTCTGTATCCTGCATAAGGGATCATCCATGAACTGTTTCACGTGAAACATGCCTAGAACACCCTACGTTGCCCTGGCCAGAAGCGTGGTCCAGACAAAGAAAAACCACCGAGGATTGCTCCAACGGTGGTTTCTGGCAACGGAGGCTGAATTCCATTTGCCGGATAACTCTATCACACCTATGCGCCCGGTCAAGAAAAAGCCGCCAAAGGATTACTCCCCTGACGGCTTCTCTTGTTGAACTGCCCGATCAACCCAAAGAGGATAGCATTCTAGCAGCCTCTCCACAACTCAATCAACCAACCCAGAACCCCACCCATCCCATCATGTGCACTCATAGGTATGGGTCCTCCATAACATCAGGACGCCACTTGCCCTGACCATGCTTTTCCTCAAACCAAGTTGCATAACGCTTCAAGCGCCGCGCCGCCGACTCAACAAACAGCACCTGGTCCGCCAACCTAGCCGCTTCCTTGATCACGATCTCTAGTTCAGCCGCTACACTCTCCCTAGCCATAAGGAGGCGCTCTGCCGCCTGTAGCTTTTCGTGCTCCTTCAGGTACTCGGCTTGACACATGCCAAGCTGTATCTTGAGGCGTATAATCTCTTCGCTTTTAGTCATGATATTTCCTTTGGCTAGGCCACTGTAAGACAGTCTAGGCACTGTAAGGCAGTCTAGGCAGCGTCCTTAGGTGGAGTTGGTAAAGCCATCCAATGGGTAGCTTAAACTTGATAAGCACAACACCCGCACCCGTTTGTATGTGGATAAATGTCAGCGTTTACACACCAGACCTCCTTTCCGTCCCACACCAAAAAAATTGGCTGGCCGTCCATCCACGTTTCTTTGCCATAGGAGCATTTAGGAGCAGTCTCAATTGGTTGCCATTCAGTCATTTTGTCTTCTCCGGTGTCTTAGGTGGGGCCGGTAGCGGCATGTAGTGGGTGAACATAGCCAAGAGCATCTCACCGTTGCGGACATCATGGGTGTGGTAGTCGTGGTACCCATCCAAAATCCCCTTCCTCTTCATCAGGAAGACAACCTCGGTGACCCAGCCCCAGTCAGGCTCTCCGCTCATATCGTCGTTGTAGTCATACCAATACCCAGCGATGATGTGGGTCCCGTCCTTGGGTGCCACATCTATAGATTTCCATTTAGACATTTTGTCCTCTATTCGATTATCTTTAGCTCCGCCGTCGATGGCGTCCTGATAGACATAGTGATCTTTCTCATCATAGAGAAAGTTAGCTCTTTGGTCTTCTCGTCCTCAGCAACTTCTGTAAACCTAGCCAAGGTTACAAATGCTAGGGCACGTTGAGCCACCGGGTCAATGAAAACTGATGGGTCAGCATCATCTAAATACGACACGTTGTCATCATCATCGTTCTCATTCATGCGGAGCTTCCGTTCTTGGAGGTTCACGGTGAAATGCCAGATGCCTGTCCTTCAAAAGATCCTCTATCGTCCTCTCCTGCTCCAGCAAGACCAAGTTTAACGCTATAAGCTCCTCCGCCATGCGAAACTCAGTGTCAGACCCACTCCACTTGATACGGAATGCGCTGACCAATTCGGTGATGATCTTTTCGTGTGGGTGCAACCCAGCCATCAAGCATACAGCGCTTCAAGCTGAGACATCGATGTGAACGTGTGTGAGACAATGTGTCCTGCCCGCAGTTCTAGTTCATAGATGCCATAGCTCCAACCCGTAGTTGCCGTTCCAGCATATTTGGCTACATACCCACTTGGCATAGCTGATCCTAAGTTCATGATCTCAATTGAATTGTTGGCACCAATCTTTGGTGTTTTACGGAATGTAAAACGGTGTGTATGACCAAACACTATGCTGTGGGTGGCATGATTGGCGATCTGGTTCTCAGACTGCTGGCCTCCATATGGCCTGCCCATGATGTTCATCGGGACATGGATAAACCCAACCCCATCAATCATCAGCCATTGGCCATAAGGGTGAAGCCTCCACCGATGCCTGGCGCATAGGTCGTCGAACTGAGCCCATAAAGTTCCAACAGTTTCCGGCGTTTTGTTCTCAAAGCGTTGGATTCTGTCCTCGTGGTTGCCGCAGACCAGTTCCAAAGGGATGACTAGGTCGGATGTTTCCTTGTAGAAAGCGGCCATTGCCTCTTCGCAAGATCGAAGGTCCTCCTGAAAAGAAGGGCGTTGCGCATAACCCAGACTTCCACGCTCCTCGTGAGCCGATACAGAATTCCAAGACGCAAAGTCTCCGATCTGGACAATGCGGTCAGGCATTCTGGCTAGGCAATGACGACCAATCCACTTAAACCGATCCTTTGGGATATTCGGCTCATCATGCGTGTCGCCTATAGCTATAACACGAGTAGACCGACCTTCTTTTGCCGGGATAATCCGGGTTCGAATAGGAGGTGCGTTCCGCCGGTCAAGCTTTAATGCCGCAATCTCGTCTTCCAAGAGCTTTGACGTTCGGAGTAGGTCTGGAACTCGGATCGTTGTCCCCCGCTTGATAGCAGAGCGGATGGTGCTTTCGTTTCGACCGATGTGGGTCGCTACGCGGGTAACCGTACCCATTTGCAGAACCAGTGTTTGCAACTCAGCAGGGCTTAGTAACATCACATAGCCTCCATCGTCTGGCAGCAAGCATACTGTTATTTTATGTCCGCCGTGTGTCTAAGGATGGGCCTTGCCAAAGAAATGTCTCTGGCAAGGCATTGGGTTATTTGCGAAGCCACGTCCCTATCGCAAACAGGACAAGGCAGATCATGGCTACAGCTAGCATCCATGCAGCCAAGATTATCGGAGCAAAGATCAGAAACTCAATCACGGAAGAAATCCTCGTAAAGCATTTTGCAAACCGCAAACATAGCGGCCCAAAGCAAGACAATTGCAGGGATGCCTACAAAGAACAATCCAAGAATTGTTCCAACAAACTTCGGTATAGTTTCATCCATTTTCTTTCTCCACCAATTGATTGCGCAGTTCGTTACGCTGGCTTCGGGTGTTGTGCAGTTTTTCTTGCAGATGCCTTGCCTTCTCCACAGAGTTGGCAAGACGACGTTCTAAGTACTCAATGTAAGCAGCGGCTTTGAGTGACGCCTGACAACCATCCTCTGCAGCCAGTTTGCGCAGGACAGCCTTGTGGTCAGTTGGTGTCATGGCGTCCCCTCATTTTTAAACACCTCAGCCTGTGTCTTGCCAACGCGGCTGGCTGGGGTTGAGCATGTGTCACGGATAGCCTGTACGGCTTCTGGGGCTAGGTGCTCATAGCCAAGCGCGGTGACTTTTTCCCCGGCACCGGCAGAATGCTTCTCGGCCAGTACCCAAGCAAACGCTGCCTGCACTGCCCGCATCTCCTGCACTGTCATTTCGCCAAGGTGCAGCCGCAGCGTTTGCGCGTCAGCCTTCAATGCCGCCCGCAGCCGCTCGATGTCGTCGGCGGCGGCACTCGCCACTTCAGGCCAATTGCAATTATTCCAACATATCAAGTCGCGCAGCCGCGCCACGATGTCGTCAGTCATTGGTCTTCTCCCCTTCAAGCGCGGCGCGGGCGGTATATCTACAACCCGCACCTTGACGATGCCGCTCAAGGCAACACGAACCGCCGCAATCTACAGCGTAAGTTTCCAGTGCCGCCCGTAGCCGCTCGATCTCTACGCCAGCCTCATGCAACGATACCTCGATGCAGTCCGTGCGCCGATAGATCGTCTCGTCGCCCGGAAACCGAACGCCGTAGATGTGGTGGCCAAAGCTGTCATCCAGCCAGTCGGCCATCCTAATCTTGCCCGTGATGGGATGCCGTGCCAGTGCGTGGTAGTTGCTCACAGCCCTTCTCCTATATTTGCAAAATCTCCAAAGTGCTCTTTAGCCGCCGCCTCATATGCCGCAGCCGCTTCTTCCTTTGTAGAAAACCCACCAAGCCAGATTTTAGAGCGACCTTTCTTAATCTGAGCAGTCCATCGTTTATCCCCCTTATGCCAATGGACGCCTTTGATGCCAGATGTGTTGTGTTTAGGGCGGCGACTGTTGCCTTGATTTTCAACCGAATTAGCAACCCGCAGATTGGCAATGCGGTTATTGGTTATGTCACCATCAATGTGATCCAAGATGCCTTGCGGGTCACAACCGTAAACCATTTTATATGCAATGCGATGAGCTAGATACCGTTTTCCGCTGATGCACATTAGAACATAACCGGATGCGCCTAATGCACCTGCTGGCGTATTGACGCGGGCTTTGAACCCACGATCTTTTTTCCAAACAAATTGACCCGTTTCCACATCATAGCTGAGAAGATCATTTAATTCGTCCATAGACGGCAATGGCAAGATTTTCATAAGCCTTGTCCTTCTTCGCAGTCGATCTCGACCCTGATGCAAGCAAGGCGAGTGAGGCTAGAGTTGGCGTCAGCGGTTTCTCTGTCTCCCCACCCTGAAAAGCCGTTTGCATACACATTTACCCAAACCGTTCGTTGGATGCGCGGCTTCACTTCAATCAAGTCGCCACAGCTATCGGCGCATGTGATGCGTCCATCAAAGAGCCATGTGCAAGAACGCCAACCATAGTTCATTTTAATTGAGCCGTGGACGGGGTGCATCCCACCCCCATCCGTTGCATAGATGCGAACCTCGCGACCGTCACGGGTGCGGTATGTCTTGTCCATGCTGATCATCTCATACCCCCTAAATGTAACCCTTTTCCTAAAGGCTCAAAACCACACTGCCCGCTTGATGGACGCTTCAACCGGGTCACACGTCCCCTCAATTAGGTCAAGCAGCCCCTCAGGGTGCATCCAACAGCCTGTTCTCCTCCAAGAGTGGCAATCCCAGCCTTCTGTGCTTTTAATCGCCCCATGCACAGGATGGGAACCACCGCCATCCACCGCATAAATGCGAACTTCGCGACCGTCGCGCGTGCGGTATGTCTTGCTGATGTCGATCATATTTCGCTCCTTGCTTTTTTCTCATGCCAGCGTTTTTTGGCGTATTCCCGTTTGCGTTTAGTCACCGGAGACTCCTCACCCTTTCTAGCGCACTCAAAGATGCAGATGCCGTGGTAAACCGTTGTGTGCTCCCTACCTCCTGACCAGTTTCCTAGCTGGGATAGCGATGCGGTAGTTTCTTGACGCGCCCTCCACCAAGCCAAATTTCTTGCCTGACAAAAGATGCGTCCACGGTCACGGCCATCAAACTGCTCAACGGTCATTGAATATTTTGCGCAAACCTCTTGCTTGATTTTCGCAAACTTGGTCATCTTTGGCCCGGCCTTCTTGGTGGCAGTCACCATAGCAGAGCGTTTCTTGCGATTTTCCTTGCTTCAGAGTCTTCTTCTTGCTCGGCAATCAGCTTTAAAGAGACATAGAGCTGGTCAAACGCATTGTAGTACATGGTGCGCTTTCTGTTAGCCGCCGCCAACAGCTCTACAAGCTCACAAAGCACATCCTTTTTTATCGGAACTGTAGTCCACGGATCGTTGTCTAGTTTTGGTAGCTCAACCATTGACGCCCCCAGTCGGTTGTGATTTAACTATCTGACCGTATAGCCGGTACTACACATCTGTCAACAGGAAAATTCTATGAAAGTTGATTCAATTATCAAGCGAGTTATGGCCGATATCCCCGTTCCCTATGAAATCGTAAAGAAAACAGACCACTACTTCCTTTTGGTTCCGGGTTTTGATCGTATATGTATCGCAGGAAACCATGATCGCTCTGCGGCAAGAAACGTAAAGCACACAGTTAAAAGTATTCAGCGCGTGATCAAAGAATTGGACTGCAAAAAATGAGCAAGCTTATCATTGACGGTCGTGAAATCAGTATTGACGATCAGTTGCGTGACCTAGATCGCTCTGACTGCGAAGATGACTTGTACACATTCTTGAAAAACGCTTGGAAATACATCGACTCCTCTGAGTTTACAGACGGCTGGCCTATCCAGGCAGTGGCTGATCACTTGCAATCTGTTGCTGACGGGGACATCAAGCGCCTTATCATCAACATTCCGCCTCGTTGCGCCAAGTCATCGCTGACTTCTGTTGCCTTCCCAGCTTGGGTTTGGGCTCAGCCGTGGTCTGGTCACACCTCTGGGCCGGGTATCCAGTTCCTCCACGCCTCATATGCCCAGCAGCTTTCCCTTCGCGACAGCGTGAAGTGCCGCAGACTGATCGAATCACCTTGGTACCAGTCTATGTGGGGCGACAGGTTCCGTCTGACCGGGGACCAGAACACCAAAACCCGCTTTGATAACGACAAGGGAGGGTCTCGGTTGTCCACCTCTGTTGGCTCGGCCCTGACGGGTGAGGGCGGCAACATCATTGTGGTCGATGATCCGAACGCTGCACAGGAAGCTTTCTCTGAGGCATCCATCTATAACACGATTGAGTGGTGGGACTCGGCTCTCTCCACCCGTCTCAACGACCCAAAGCACGGTTCTTTTGTTGTCATCCAGCAGAGGCTGAGTGAAGAGGACCTGACCGGGCATATTTTGTCCAAAGACATGGGCGAGTGGACCCACCTATGTCTCCCAATGCGTTACGAGTGGAGGCGTCACTCATACTCTTCCCTTGGTTGGCATGACCCTCGTGGCTTGGATGAGGACGGTGAGCCCCTTATTGAGGTCAATGAGGACGGTGAGCGCGTTCCGGTTGACATTGATGCCGAGATAGAACTGGACAAACGGGAGGGGACGCTGCTCTGGCCCGAGCGTTTTGGTGAGCGGGAAGTCTCAATTCTTGAGCGGCAGCTTGGACCGTGGGCATCTGCTGGACAGTTGCAGCAAAGGCCCGAGCCAAAGGGCGGCGGTATCATTAAAAGGGACTGGTGGCAGCCTTGGGATGCTACAAACTACCCAAACATGGACATGATTATTGCCTGTGTGGACACGGCGTACACTAAAAAGACAGAAAACGACCCGTCAGCCATGACTGTGTGGGGAATTTTCAGCCAAGACGTGACCGTTCAGTCCCCAAACCATGCTGGTGGACGCCACGGAGGGTTAATTTCGTATGAGCGGCCATATACGGAGACAAACCCACGGGTAATGCTCATGTATGCGTGGCAAGGGCGGTACGAATTGCATGATCTGGTAAATAAAGTCTCTGAAACGTGCAAAAAAATGAAGGTGGATACGCTTCTGATTGAAAATAAAGCCGCAGGACATTCTGTCGCGCAAGAAATCAAGCGCATGTACGGGTTTGAGCGGTTTAGCGTGCAGATGTTTGACCCCAAAAGCCAAGATAAGCTGGCTAGGCTATATTCTGTACAGCATTTGTTTGCTGAAGGGCTGGTTTACGCTCCCAATAAGGCTTGGGCGGAGATGGTCATTCAACAGATTGGGCAGTTTCCCAAAGGCAAACATGATGACCTTTGCCTTATAGGGAATACGCGCATCTTGATGGCAGACGGGGACGAGAAATTGCTTCAAGAAGTCGCCGTTGGAGATATGGTGAGAACTCCCAATGGAACCCAGCGCGTATCTGCATCTTCATTGACCGGGATTAAGCCAATTTGGCGCTTAGACTACAGTGGCGGGTCAATAGAAGGAACTGCATTCCACCCGGTCTTTGCCAACGGGAAATGGAGAGAGCTTGCGTCTTTATCTTTACACGATGTGCTTGCTTCATTGGATACGGGTCTAGGCACGTGTGTGGTAGAAGCCGTCAAGTTCACCCATATTATGCAGCCAGTCTACAACCTGACAGTTGAGGGAGAAGGTTGCTATTACGCCAACGGTATCTTGGTTCATAACTGCGACACGGTCAGTATGGCCATGAGGCACCTTCGCGATACCGGCGTCATCCTTCGTCCGACTGAATGGCAGGCCGAGCTTGAGGACAGCTTGCAGTTCAGGGGCGCAAACAAGAGCACTCCGCTTTACCCTGCGTAGAGTTACTGCTACACATTTGTTATCGGGGCGTAGCGCAGTTTGGTAGCGCATCTGCTTTGGGAGCAGAGGGTCAGAGGTTCAAATCCTCTCGCCCCGACCACTTTAAAACACTCGGGAGTGGCGCAATTGGTGGCGCAGGGGACTTTGAATCCCAAGGTTGAAGGTTCGAGCCCTTCCTCCCGAACCATTTTGTGATAAATAATTTAGATATGCTATACTGGACTGGCCGCCGTTCGCCCGTGGCAGGCTAAGTCTGTCCGTTCGGTACGGGAATGGCTTGGGGGTCTCCACCGCCGCCAAACGGGCTGTTATTTGAGGGGAATCATGTCTCAAGTTCTTGCAAACGCTATCGTGGATACCTTGAAGCCGCCAACCCCCTTGGCCCTTGGCCTTTTTAAGGTCGAAGTTTGGGGCGTTGAGCCCTACGACTATGTCCGCACATATGAAATCAAGTCAAAGAACGACAATTTGGCAGCGCAGGAAGGTATTAACCGCTTCGTTGCTGAGATGGAAACACGCACCCAAGCCGAGGTCTAAGATATGCCAATGACACCCGGACTAGGGATGAGCCTTCGCCAGCCCGCACCAGAAGAAGAAATTCTGGATGATTCGGATGTAATCATTGAGATTGAGGAAGACGGCGCTGACAGGCCCGAGATGGATATGGATGGCAACATCCTCCAGATTGAGCACCCTGACGGCTCCCTAACGATCTCTCTTGATGGCAGACCCATTGGCCAGGCCAAAAAAGAGAGGGACGAGGGGGATTGGTTCCGCAACCTCGTTGACGACATCAGCGACAGTGAACTCAACCGGATTTCCTCAGACATCATCCGTGGCGTGGACGACGACATCCGCAGCCGTGAGGACTGGATTGAGGACCGCGCTCAGGGGATCAAGCTCCTTGGGCTGAAGATTGAAATTCCGGGTCTTTCCGGGGCAACTGACGGCGCTCCAATTGACGGCATGAGCAAAGTCCGCCATCCACTGCTTTTGGAAGCGGTTCTGCGGTTTCAGGCTAACGCCCGCTCTGAAATGCTCCCGACTGACGGCCCGGTTAAAATCCGCAACGACAGCACGCACGGGTCTTTGGAGCAGGACCAGAGGGCTACGGCGCTTGAGCGCGACCTGAACCATTACCTGACCAGCATTGCGACTGAGTACTACCCGGACTCAGACCGTATGTTGCTGATGCTCGGTTTTGGCGGAACGGCCTTCAAGAAGGTCTATTTTTGCCCACTGCGTAACCGTCCGGTCTCCGAAACCGTTGATGCCAATGATCTGATTGTTAACAACGCGGCAACAGACCTCAGTAACGCCAAGCGGGTTACCCACCGCACCTACATGCGCCCATCAACGGTCAAGCGCCTGCAAATTCTGGGTGTTTACCGTGACACCGAGCTGTCTACGCCACGGACAAGCACCTATGACGCAGTGCAGCGTGAGAAGGCATCCCAGCAGGGTATTGACATCGATTCCTTCAATCCTGAAGACCGGGATCGCGAAATCTATGAGTGCTACTGCGAACTCGATATCCCCGGCTTTGAGCACACTTGGAAGGGCAAGGAAAGCGGCCTTGAGATTCCTTATCGTGTGACAATTGATGTCAGCAGCAAGCAAATCCTCTCGATTGTCCGTAATTTCGATGAGGACGATCAGGAGCTTCCAACCGCCCGCCAGAACTTTGTGAAGTACACCTTTGTCCCCGGCATGGGGTTCTATGACATCGGCCTGCTCCACATTCTGGGCAATACGACAAACGCGATCACAGCCGCATGGCGCGAGCTTCTGGACGCTGGGATGTACAACAACTTCCCCGGCTTCCTGATGGCGGACACGGGTGCGCGTCAAAACACCAACATCTTCCGGGTTCCTCCTGGCGGGGGTGCCTTGGTGAAGACTGGTGGGATGCCAATCACTCAGGCTGTGATGCCACTGCCTTACAAGGAGCCTTCTGGTGCCTTGATGAACTTGGTCAATCAAATGGCCGAGACGGGTATGCGCGTGGGCGGTACGTCTGAGGTCATGGTGACCGAGGGCAAGCCTGACGCACCTGTCGGTACAACCCTAGCCATGATTGAGCAGGCCACTAAAATCCTCAATTCTGTTCACAAGCGGATGCACAGTTCTCAGTCTGGGGAGTTCAAGCTCCTGACCCGGTGCTTTAAGGAGCACCCAGAGAGCTTCTGGCAAAGGAACCGTCGCCCAGCCTACCCTTGGGACGAGCAGCAATTCCTTGCGGCGTTGGAAGACTGCGATCTTGTTCCGCAGGCCGACCCGAACACCTCTTCTCAGTCCCAGCGCCTTATGAAGGTAGCGGCTCTGAAGCAATTGGCGGCAATGAACCCCGCGCTTTATGACCCAGTTGCGGTCGATTCGGCAGCCCTGCAAGCCCTTGGCTGGTCTAACCCGCAGCAATTCATGGTTCCTGTCTCCGCCCAGAAGGAGCCGCCGCCAGAGCTGCTTCAGGCTCAGGCAAAGATGAAGAACGAGGCCATCGAAGCTGAGGCCCGCATGTTGGATTCACAGACCCGTGCCAAGGAAACGGATGCCAAAATCCAAATGGATCAGGCCCGCTTGATGATGGAAACTGGCCAGAACGACCCCAACCAGCCTCCAGACCCTGCCAAGATTATGGAATTCCAGCTTCGTACTGCTGAAATCCAGCAGCGCAGTCAGGACGCCCAGCTTGATGCAGTGAACCGTAAGCGTGACCGCGAGAGCCGTGAGCGCCTTGCTGCCATGAAGATGGCCGGAGAACTGGCCGAAAACCCACAGGGTCTTGGAATCGTATCCCAGATCGTTGATCCCGAAATGCTGAAGCGCCTTGAAGGCAATGAGCCCTCGCTAAACGGCAACCAGACAGGAGAGTTGTGATGGCCTCGATTGCAGATCAAGTCTTTGAATACCTTGTCAGCAACGGGGTAGACCCTGAAACTGCAAAGATGCAAGCTGACCGGGTAGAACGCACCCAGTCTCGGCAAGCGGCGACGACACCAACGATTCTCGGTGGTGCGGGATCGTTTGCGGGAGCAGTTCCCAAGGCACTTCAACTGGCTCGGGACATGTACAGCGGGTACCGTGGCCTGAGTGGTGCAGAACGGTTGGCTGGCACTGAGCAGCGTCTTCTTCCTGCCCCCGGTCGCTCGGGTCTCCCAGCAGAAATCAGCCCATCAGGCGTTCCGGCTACTGGCTCCAACCCTATGCCAGTTAGCACGTCTGCCGCACGCAACGAGCTCATGGGCGAGCCCCGCCTTGTTGGCTCACAGGCCGCTGGCGAAAGTCCGGCTTTTGGCGCTTCGTTCCGTCCAAACCTGACAAACCCACCACGCACCAACGGAACGTCTGTTCTCCCTATGGCAATGTCGGTTCTCGGTATGCCTAGTGAAGAGGCCCAGCCAGAGCCTCGCGGGATGTCCCCCGAAGACCTTTTTGACATGCGCCGGGAAGCTATTTCACCGGAAGACCTTATCGGTGGAGAGAGCATTCGCTCGCCAGTTAACGTGCCACTGCCGCCGCCTCGGCCAAGGAGCCTTGACCGCGCTCCGGCTGATGTTCCGCTGCCACCACCGCGTCCGAGGAGCCTTGACCGTGCTGCACCACCCCGTCAGGCCGCGCCTCAAGAAATGACGCTGCGTCAACTTTGGGAAGCTGCAAACGAATCGGGGTCGGCAAGTGACTTCTTCCGGGCTGACCAAGCCATGCAGGCTGCCATGAAGAATTCTCAGGGTGCTCCTGAGGAGCGTAAAGCCGGTGGCGCTGTTGGCGGCAAGGAAGATTCTGTCCGCAAGGCTTTGGAAATCATTCACCACCTGATTTCTAATCGTTAGGATTTGCCATGGCACAAAGTCGCTCTGTTAGAAATGCCCTGCATGTCGCTAGGCGTATGTATGCAACGGACGGCTTTGTGGAACCGTCTATTTCGGCATCCCGGTGGACGGACCCGGAAGAGGTAGAGGCTCCAAAGGGGGCTCTAGAGGAAAAAGCTCGCTTCATCCAGAACATCCTGCCTAGCTGGAGCGACTACACCACCAACCTCTCCAAGCAGACCGAGGGTGCGCAAGACATGCGTAACCTTGGTTTGCAGAACATGAAGTCTGGAAACGTAGGGCAAGCTGTCCTTGGCGGTGCCCAGACGGTTCTTGGCACGGCCCTGCCAGCCTTGGCTCCGGTCGGCGCAGTCTTTGACACGGCGGTACAGACAGCCAAGCGGATTAGCCCACATGTTGGCCATGCTGTTGAGGTTGCCACTATGGTCAACCCTGACACCCCTTTCATTGGGGCATCAAAGCTTATGGGGCTGAGTCGCAACGTTAGCGATCTTGCTCCTGTCGCTGCAATGGCTGGTATCGCATCAAGCGCCCCTCGTGCCGCAGAGAATGCTGTAAGCCTAGCCAGAGATGTGATGGCACCTCAGCGCAACCTTTCGCCACTTGGCCTTTATAGCCATGGTGCAGAGACTGCCGCCGCCCTTCCGCAAGCAAAGGGAACCCCGGAACAGTTTCGTGCCATGCTTGAACGGCAGGGCGTTAAGCCTGCGGAGTTTGAAAACTCTGGGTTTGATACTGCGTTTGCTGGTCGCCCGAGCGTCACCCGCGATGAGATTGCGCAGCACTTCTCAAGGTACACGCCGCAGATTGAAGAGAGGGTTCTTTCTGGAGGGGACGCCAGATACATGAGGCATACTCTTCCGGGTAGTGAGAACTACCGTGAAGTTCTGCTAAAGTACTCGGCTCCTGACTTTGCAGCCGAGCGCGCTGCGCAGCTTCGGGACGTAAACAAGGAGATGGTCAGCCTCAAAAAGGCCAGCCGGGGCGTGTCTACCCCTGAATACGAAAGCAAGATGAGCGATCTTGTTAACCGTATGGATGAAATTAACGCCAAGTACCCAAAGACTGACAATTTGGAGACATACAAGTCATCCCATTGGAAGGAAGACCCTAACGTCCTTGCTCACCTTCGCATGTCGGATCGCGTTGGCCCCAACGGTGAGAAGATTTTGCACATTGAAGAAGCACAATCTGATTGGGGACAATCTGTCCGCAAGGAGGGATTTAGAGACCCTGAGGTAGAGGCCAAAAAAGTTAACCTTGTTCAGGAAATTGATAAAGTTAAAGAAGCTCGCAGCAAAGCGCTCAATGAGGCTGCTAATGCTCGTCAAGGCAAATATACTGATTTAGATATAGCGGCAGGAAGGGAAGAGGTTGCTAAAATCTTTGCGGATTTTAACCAAAACCTAAAACCGCTAGAGGAGGCACTTGATTCGCTGCCTAAGTCTGAAAACAATATACGTGGACCATACGTCAGCAGGACTCAAGACTGGACAGACCTAGCCATGAAGCGTGTCCTCAAGGAGGCTGCTGAGGGTGGGTATGACAGGGTCATCTGGACGCCCGGAGCAGAACAGTCGAAGAGGTACAATCTGAGACAATACGTCGATGAGCTTGAATACTCCAAAAACGACAACGGCACATATAACGTAACCCCGTTCAAAAACGGCGAGCCTATGACGGGCATTACCCGTCCAGAAATTCCAGAAAGGAAGCTGGAATCTCTTTTTGGACGTGATGTCGCAAATAAAATGAAAAACCAAGAGGGTACTGTAAGCGGAAACGCTCTGTCCCTATCTGGTGACGACTTGGCTGTCGGCGGCGAGGGCATGAAGTCGTACTACGACCAGATGCTGCCAAAACGGCTTCAGGAGCTTCTAAAGAAGCACGATAAGTCGGTCAAGGTTGGGATGACTGACGTTATGCTGCCTGATGTTTTTGGAAACCCATCAACAGCAGCCCCCGGTTTTTTTCTTACTCCGCAAGCGCGTGAGAGCATCCTCCGTGGCCAGCATGTATTTGCAAGTGGTGGTTCTGTTGTTAACCGCGCACTTGTGTTAACATCCAAGAAGGCTTTACGCCGCCGGGGACGCCCGGAATAACTCCTAGGAGCAGACATGTCCGAAATGTCAAAAAAGGCCCGTGCGGCCATGAAGTCAAAAGCCAAGAGCCTTGCGGCTGCTGGCCCAGAGAAGGTTGATTCATCTACTTGGAGCCCTTCTGAACCACTTAATGCCGATGTTCAGACGGGTATGCGCCCTGTCAGCCGCCGCGCTTATAAAAAGGGCGGTAAGGTTATGGGCGTAAAGCCTCCCGCTAACATGGGACGTATGCCCCGCAAGTCTGGTGGCTCTGCCGTCACGGCAAACAGCCTCATCAGCCGCAACGTCAAGGAAGCCAACGAAGAGCGCCCCGGTGGCAAGGCCCACATTGGTGGATACAAGAAGGGTGGCCGTACCAAGAAGGAAGCCGGTGGCGGGACTGGTGATGCCATCAATGACCTTCTGGCAAAGAACCCCGGCCCTTCTGCCGCACCAGCAGATGTTCCGCTGCCGCCGCCGCGCCCAAAGGATTTGGACAAGAAGCCTACCCCCCCTTCGTCTAATATTCGCAAGAAGACAGATATCGCGTCGCCTTATAAATCTGGTGGCCGCTCTGGCAAGGCCGCTGGTGGCCCACAGGTTGGCGCTAACAAGATGATGCAGGATGCCAAGGCTACATCTGGCGTCCCGTCGTCTATCCTGAACTCAGCCCCTACGTCATCGCGCTTTTCTAAGAGCGTTGGCATGAAGAAGGGCGGTTCGGCCAAGCATGAAGACGAGGCAATGGACAAGGCTCTCATCAAGAAGATGGTTAAGCCGTCTGCTCGCACCAAGAAGGAAGGCGGCGGCGGTTTGGAAGGAATGTTGGGTGGCTTGCTAACTTCTGAAGCCCTTAAGGGTAACAGTCCAGCTTCCATGAAGCAGCTTCTTGGTGGCTTTGGTGCCGGTAGCATGAAGAAGGGTGGCCGCACCAAGAAACAGACCGGCGGTGGTGTTTTCACTGGCCCTAGCTATCCTGGCAAGGTTCCCGGTGCTGTTGGTGGTCGTACTGCCAAGTTTGGTGGCGGCGCGATGGGCGGCGGTATGCCGGGAATGCAAAACTATCCGGGCGCAATGCCTTCGTTCAATACTCCTCCCGCTATGGGAATGGGTGCTCCAATGCCAATGGGCGGTGCTGGGCCGATGGGCGGCGCTGGACCGATGAACCCAATGGGTCGCAAGGCTGGTGGTCGCACCAAGCGTGGCGGCAAGGGCAAGACCAACATCAACATCGTTATTGCTGGCGGTCAAAAGCCGGGTGGTGGCGACCAGATGATGCCTCCTCCGGGACTTGGTAAGCCTATGGGCGGTATTCCAATTGCGGTGCCACCTCCGGGTGGTATGCCGATTGGCGCTGCTCCTCCGATGCCAATGCCCCCGCCTCCTCCTCCGGGTGGTATGCCTATGCCTCGTAAGGCCGGTGGTAAGGTTTACCGCTCTTATAAGGACATGGACGCGGGTGCTGGTAGTGGCCTCGGTCGCTTGGAAAAGACAGAAATCCAAGCTCGCAAGTAATTTGCAGGGCGCATCTCCCGCCTTGTAGATAGAGATGGAGGAGTTTCCCCGACTCCTCCATCTCACTTCACATTCGGGGAACCACGCGGGGAGTGGTCATGCTAACGTACCAAGCATTCTATCAGCACGAGCTACAAAAACTTATTCTGGATGAAATCGAGCGCCGCAAAGATAATCTATCTCGCGGGTCTTCAGCAGATGATTTTCCAGCATACAAACACCAAGTAGGTATTATAGAAGGGCTTCGGATGGCTTTACAGCTGTCGGACGATGCTGAATCTATCGCCAATGGCGCAGAGAAATAAGGAAAGTGCATATGCCTTATATGGTAATGGACCATGAAGTAGACCCTAAAACCGCTATTTTGGAAGAAATTGGAGACATTTCTAACTTGGAGGTTTTTAACAACCAGATTGTGGTTGCGGTCTATATCCGGCCCCAGAAGACAAAAAGCGGCATCATTCTGACGGACAAAACGACCGATGAGGACCGTTTTCAGTCCAAGGTTGGCCTTATCCTGAAGCAGGGACCGACCGCGTTTGATGACCCGTCTGGCGTTTGGTTCAGTGAAATGGATGTTTCAGAGGGTGATTGGGTCGTGTTTCGCCCGAATGACGGGTGGAGCATCACGGTCAATAACGTCCTTTGCCGCATGATTGAGGACGTGAACGTCAAGGGTCGGATTGATCACCCCGACCGTGTTTGGTAAGGAGACTTAAATGTCTGAGAATGAAGAACTGATCGAAATTAACCCCGGCGATATCTCCAAGGTTCAGGACGATCCTGAGGTCATTATCATTGATGATCCGGCTTCTGGCGAGGCAGACGATGGCGCTAAGAAGCGTGACGTTGACCCTGCCGCCGCTCTTGAAAAGCTCAAGCGCAAGCTAAAGCAGGAAAAAGACCGGGCTAACGATGCAGAGGCTCGGGCTAGGCTTGCAGTAGCGCAGGCGTCCTCTGCCTCCAACGAAATGGACGACACCCACCTTCATCTGGTTGGTAGTGCCATTTCTACGATCAAGCGCGATCAAGACATCCTAAAGATGAACTATCGCGAATCGCTGACCAACGGCGATTATGACCGGGTTGCTGAAATTCAGGAATCCATGTCCATGAATGCGGCGAAGCTTCTCCAGTTGGAGAATGGCTTCAATGACATGAAGAGCAAGCCGAAACAGGTTGTTCCTCCGCCACCGCCAAAAGATATGACGGTTGAGGACCTTATCACCCGTGTTACGCCAAAGTCTGCTGAGTGGCTCAAAGAGCATCAGGACGACCTCGGTGACGCTCGCAGCTTGCGCATTATGGGCCGTGCTCATGATGATGCGGTTGACATGGGCATCAAGGCTGAAAGCCAAGAATATTTCAGCTTTATCGAGAAGCGTCTGGGAATCGGTAACAGGGGTCGGTCGGTTGACGAAGACACCGAAGTCTTCTCAGAGGCGGCCAGGCCTATGCAGCGTCGTCAGTCTCCACCGGCAGCACCTGTCACTCGTTCAGGCAATGGCAGCGGCCAGCGCTCGACTGAGATTCGCCTGACAAAAGAACAGGTTGAGCACGCTAAGATCAGCGGCCTGACCCCTAAAGAGTACTACATCGAAATGCTCCGCGAGAAGAATCGCGCCAACTGAGGAGAATGAACATGAATGATACCCGTGAAAAGCCAGCAAAGCGCCGTGGTCGTCCTCCGGGCAAGAAGGTGGTCGATCCTGTAAATGCGGTCACAATGCCTGGCCAGGCAGAAACTACGGAAAACTCACCCTTCGAACAGGCCGAGTTTCAAGCAGTTTCCAGCCAGCCTTCGATGCGCCCTGTCATGCGCGCTGAAGACCCCCGTGAAGCTGCGGCCCGTCGTGCAGCACAGATTCGCGGTCATATCGGTGACTTGGATGAGGGCTCGGACGAGTTCTACGCCCCTCCGGCACCAGATGGCTGGACCTACGAGTGGAAGCGCAGGACGGTTCTCGGTCAGGAAGACCCGGCCTATCAGGTTGCTCTGGCGCGTTCCGGCTGGGAAAACGTCCCAACCTCGGCTCACCCAGAGATGATGCCGGGTATGGGGAATCACCCCACCATCGAGCGTAAGGGCATGTCCCTGATGATGCGCCCTGCCTCGATCTCGGATGAGATTCGCGACATTGAGTACCGCAAGGCTCGCAATCAGGTTCGCGTCAAGGAGCAGCAGCTTAACAACGCTCCTGACGGCACCTTCGAGCGCAGCAACAAGAGCGACAATCTGACCAAGATCAAGAAGAGCTACGAGTCAATTCCAGTGCCTAGGGATTGATAGTACAGGGGTTTTTGCCCAAGGGGGTCGCTGAAGAGCGGCCCTTTTCTTTTCTAGAAACATGTGTATGATAAAAAAATAGGCCCGACAGAGAATCCTCTCCATCGAGCCTACTGAACCATCCGACTCGCACCCGGAAAGGATCAGCTTGAAGAGGATTATATATCTCCTCTCCCAGCCGTCAACCTCCCCAAGCCAGTCGGAAAGCAAATAAACTCACCCGGTTATGCCGATTGAGTGAGTGTTTGTTGGTTCGGCGGTGTGCCTTCGGGGATGGTCCGATATCCGTTGCCCGCGACTGCCAGTGGTCGAGAATCGCTGGGTATGAGTTTCCTGCGGGTTTTTCACCTCCAACCGTCCTGACGCCGAGCGGGCTAAGGAACAACACCGAACTACAAACCCCCTAGATTAGTACCCTCAAGGTGCTAGGGAGCGTTCTGGCCAAACGACAGGTGGGAATACCACCAAGGCATCGGTGCTAAACGGGAAACAAGAGCTCTCCCCTGACCGTGACACCCGCAAGGGTCTCTCCCCATATTCAAGGGGAGGGAGGGTAGACGGAGGGAGGAGCTGTGACCTTTTTCACAAAAAGAATTACAATTATTTAAAAATGCTGTTGATTCTCCAGATTTCGTATATAGTAAAAAATATATCCTCCCCGGCGCGAGGATTCCGAACTATCTTTGTCCTGTAGCTGCCCCGGCGCGCGGTAAAAGGACGCTCCTTAAGAGGAGACGTCGTAATGCCAAATACTAATGCACCTTTTGGCTTTAGGCAGATTTCGGGTACGGGTTCAGCCCCTACCTATGAACAAGTGACCATGCGTGTCGCATACAACAACACAACCCCGATTTATTTCGGTGACGCTGTGATCCCGCTCTCGACCGGCTACATCGCTCAGGCGACTGCTTCGACGGTTCAGGTTGCTGGCATCTTTGTTGGCTGCAAGTACCTCTCGACATCCATGAAACGTACAGTTTGGTCTAACTACTGGCCAGGCAGTGACGTTGCTTCGACCGCTCCCGATGTTGAAGCTTACGTCGTCAACGATCCGAACGCGAAGTTCCTCGTTCAGGCTGGCGGAACTGCTGTCGGCGTAGCTGCCATCAACGCAAACATCCAGCTCAACGTTGGCACGGGTAATGCCGCCAATGGCATCTCTGGTATGTTCGTTGAATCCCCCAACACCACCGCCACGCTGCCTTTCCGCGTTGTCGCTCTGGTCACTGATCCACCGGGTGCTAACGGTACTGATTTTGCTTCGGCATACAATCAGGTCATCGTCGCATTCAACTATGCCAGCACACGCACCACTGATGGCGTCTAAGGGAGCAAGGTAAATGGCTGTCAATCTCAGTTCCATTAAGGACCTTCTCCTCCCCGGCCTCCGTGGGGTTGAAGGCAAGTACGAAATGATCGCGTCGCAGTACGACAAGATCTTCGTCAAGCACGAATCGAAGATGGCTCTTGAGCGCACCGCCGAGATGCGTTTCTTGGGTCTCGCCCAGCTGAAGACTGAAGGTGGCCAAACCTCCTTCGACAACGGCGCTGGCGAACGGTTCATCTACAACCAAGAGCACACGGAAATCGCCCTTGGCTACGCGATCACTCGCAAGGCCATCGACGACAACCTCTACAAGACCCAGTTCGCTCCTTCGAACCTTGGTCTGATCGAGTCCTTCCAGCAGACGAAGGAAATCTACGGGGCCAACATCCTCAACACTGCGACGACGTATAATGCGTCCATCGGTGGTGACGGTGTGGCTCTTTGCTCCACGTCTCATCCGATTGACGGTGGCACGGTTGCGAACACGCCAGCAACTCAGGTTGATCTTAACGAATCGACCCTGTTGAACGGCATGATCGCCATTCGTACCAACTTCAAGGACCAAGCTGGCCTCAAGGTGTTTGCGCGCGGTCGCAAGCTCGTTGTTCCGCCTCAGCTTGAACCAGTTGCGATTCGTCTGACAAAGACCGAACTGCGCCCAGGCACTGCCGACAACGATGTCAACGCCATTATGTCCACCGCTGGCGGTCTGCCAGAAGGATATATGGTCAACGACTTCCTGACCTCGGCTCGTGCTTGGTTCCTGCTTACGAACATCGACGGTCTCTCCTATATGGAGCGCGTTAAGTTCGAAACAGATATGCAAGTGGACTTCGTCACTGACAATCTGCTTGTGAAGGGCTACGAACGTTATAGTTTCGGTTACTACAACTTCCGGGCTATTTTCGGTTCGTTCCCAACGTAAAAACAGAAAGGCTCGCTAGATCAATGGTTTAGCGAGCCTTGTCTTCCTTAAGTGTGTGGTTGACATTATGCTTTAGCCAAAGTAGTATCTCAATACCAATCATGGTAACGGGGTTCCAAAATGGTTAAAAAGATCAACTTCACGTTTGAGGAAATGTCTACGGTTTTGAACTATGATGACAAGACGGGTGGGTTCACTTGGAAGGTCTCAACCAGTTCAAGGTCGCAGGCAGGAAGCCGTGCTGGTGTCTGGCAGCGTATGCAGAATGGCAAAGACTACTACTCCATCACCCATCAGGGTCGGAAGTTGTCTGGGGCTCAGGTTGCATGGTTGTTGTATTACGGTGAATGGCCTGACAGGTCTGTGTTCTTTATAGACGGCGACACGAAAAATCTTCGGATTTCAAATCTGAAGATGGCTGATCACAAAGCCATTCGGGTGGTCAAAGAGGACGGGTCTGTCAAGTACTCAATGACCAACGAGCAATCGCGTCATTATGGCCTAGTCCGTAACTACAATATGTCGCTGACAGACTATGCGGGTATGTTTGCTAGGCAAAATGGCCTTTGTGCTATTTGTGAGCAGCCAGAAACCGCAAAATTACCGGGCCGGAAGACGGAAAAAACGGAAACTCGTACTCGTGATTTGTCTGTGGACCATGACCACAGAACAGGTAAAGTACGGGGGCTTCTTTGCAATTCCTGCAATCACATGCTTGGAGCGGCAAAAGACAGTCAAAAGGTTCTGTTATCGGCAGCTGAGTATCTTACAAAGCATTCCGATAACGGCAGTTCTAGGTGCTTGATCACGCAGACCGGCCTAGCGGACATCTGCACAGACGGCGTGATCTTATCGTGCAGGAGGCCCACATGGGCGTTGTAACATTTACTGGACCCATCAAGGCGGGTGATGTTCTGAATACGACCGGCACCATTGCTGGTACGATCAAGAACGTCGGCTTCGTTGTGATGGCACAAACGGTTCCGATTACGCAGGCTGGCACGGCTACAGCCCTTGCCACGGCCATTGTCATCCCCGCCAACAGCCACATCGTCAACATTCAGCTTCTCGTGACGACTGCTTGGGATGGCGCAGCTACAACGTTCAGCCTTGGAACAACCGCGTTATCGACTGAACTGGTTGTCGCTGGCGCTGGTGGAACCATTGGTCTTTCTGCGCTTGCCCCCGGAGCGAATGCTACTCGCACGGCCAAGTGGACAAATGTCGGCACGTCCGATGTGATCATCTACGCATTGTCCGCAAACACCGGCGCTGGCGTGGGCGACCTTGTTGTCCGTTACATCCAAGCTGAAAACGCTTAATCAAGGCACAGGAGGTTAGCATGAAGGGTCGTTCCAAGGGTGATTCTACTGGCGTTGTCGCCAAGAACACAGCCCCATCTGATGTGTACGCTGGTGCTGGTTCACCTACTGCTAAGGCAGCCATGGACCGCAAGGGCGGTTTCAAAAAGGGCGGCAAGACTGTCGGCAAGGTTGCCGGTGACAAGGCCATGATGAGTGCCGCTCGTATGCCGCGCAAGTCGGGTGGACGTGCGGGTTCGGATTGCAGCCCAATGTCGTCTGCGTCTAAGGGCACTGCACCGTCCGGTCGCGGCGCTTAACCGTCACGGTTTCTGGCTAGGCGCTGTAAGCCAGTCTAGGGACTGTAGAGCGGGGGCGTATATGCCCCCGTTTTTATAGGAGGGATCAATGGCAAAAACTCCCGCTTGGCAACGGTCTGCCGGGAAGTCAAAATCTGGCGGCCTCAATGAGGTCGGTCGTCGGTCTCTCAGGGCCGAGGGGCACGACATTAAGAGACCCCAGCCAGAAGGCGGCTCGCGTAAAGACAATTTTTGTAGTAGGATGACCGGGCTCAAGCGTAAGCTCACTGGCTCGGCAAAGGCCGCTGATCCAGACAGTCGGGTAAATAAAGCCCTTCGAAAGTGGGATTGTTAAAATGGACAAGCCTTTTTGGGAAACCAAAGCGCCCAGGGATGCGGAGAAGAAGCATTTGAGCCGCAAGCAGACCCAGTCTGCAAAAGCGATGGCTCGTGCTGCTGGACGCCCTTATCCAAATCTCGTTGATAACGTCCGCGCATCCAAAAAGGGAAAATAAGATGCAGCCCATTACAATCACTGCCGGTCCCCTCGCCGCCGCATCCGTCACCGCTATTTGCCTTGCTCAGACGCCAGCCGCTGCCGGTAACCTATTGCTCAATGGGGCCACGGCCACATACGGGTTTGCTGGAACCGCTGCAATTTCGGGAAATGTCTTGACGGTGTCTGCCGTTACTAGCGGGGTACTCAGCCCTGGAATGGCCGTTTCTGGTGCTGCCATTACCTCTGGGACAACCGTCATAGGCTTTGGCACGGGCACAGGGGGCATTGGAACTTATATCCTCAATGTCGCTCAAACATTTTCCTCTGCAACGATCTATGGCAATGCAGTTGCAACGCTTGATAATCCACGTCGCGTCCTGATCACGGCTGCTGCCAATGAGAGCGCAAAGACATTCACGATCACCGGCATTGGTGCGAACGGAAACATAGTGTCTGAGGTCATCACTGGCCCGAATATTGGAACGGCTCAGTCCGTCCTCGACTACAAGACGGTGACCTCGATCACGATCAGCGCCGCCGCTGCGGGCGCGATCACGGTCGGCACGTCGGGTGTGGGCGGGTCTCGCTGGGTCTCCTTTGACGCCTTCGCGCCCAGCTTTATCTCCCTCCAGTGCAATGTCACCGGCACGATCAACTACACCGTGCAGACGACGCTGAACGACCCCTACGACCCAATCACGCCGGTCGCTCCCGCGAGTGTGGTGTGGGTTAACAGCTCTGACAGCGCGGTCGTCGGCGCGACGGCCAACCAGCAGAGCAACTTCCTGTTCTGCCCCGTCTACGCCCGCATTCTGATCAATAGCAGCACCGGCAACGGCAGCGTCGCGACGACCTTCCTCCAGAGCAGCTCGGTGCCCTTCTAATGGCTGGCCTCTCCATAGGAAACGGCTTAAGCATTGGGAACGGCCTGTCGGTCGGCTCCGGCTTTTCCCGTGGCGGTGGTTTTTACTTTCGCGGTTTTGGCGGTGGCGGCCCTACGGGCAACGGCCTCGTCTGGGGCGCGGGCAACTACTTCGTCTGGGACACCGGCAACTTCTTGACTTGGGGCTAACACATGACGGACATCAACCTTAAAACCCTCACGCCCGACACGTCGCTGCCGACGACGGGGTTCCTCTTCGGTGCGGACAGTCAGGCGTCTACCAACCCGTCCGTCTACTCGACGCAGACTGTCGCCACGACGCTGCTGGGGTCCACGTCGCTGACGGGTGACACGCTGACGGCGAGCGCGCCTGTGCTGGACTTGGCCCAAACTTGGAACAATGGCGCGGTTACGTTTACGGGCTACAGGTTCAGTATTACGGACACAACGTCGGGCGGTGGCTCGCTGTTAATGGATATTCGAAGCGGAGGGACAAGCTTTTTTTCTATAGGAAAATTTCACTCATCCATATATACGGGCTTTTTATTTGGTGCGAGTTCCCCCGGCGGAACTGGCGATGTGTTTATAGGCGCTGGTCAGCTTGCTCTGCGTAGCATTCATATATTTGGTTGGTCTGCCAATAGCACCGTCAGCACTTCAAACACCGCGCTAGACACTTTTCTCACCCGCAAGGGAGCCGCCAACCTCCGTTTTGGTGCCGCAGACGCAGCCGCGCCCGTAGCTCAGACGCTCTCCGTTCAGTCTGTTGTAGCGGGAACAGCGGGCAATGTCGCCGGTCAGCCCTTCACGATCACCGGCTCGCAGGGCGTTGGCTCGGGCGCTGGTGGCAGCATCATCTTCCAAGTGGCCCCGGCGGGATCGACCGCCACGTTCACGGTCACGTTTACGAACGGCTCCGCAACGATCAACGGCACCGGCTTGCCCACGACGGCGGGGACTGCGGTTGCCTTCACGACCACTGGCGCGCTGCCGACCAACTTCGCAATCAACACCACGTACTTTGTGCTGGCGGGATCAACCTCGACAGCTATCACCGTGGCTGCGACGGCGGGCGGCACGGCCATTGTTGCGGGCAGCGCGGGGTCCGGCACGCAGACGCTGACGCAGGCGGTGGCGCAGAATGCGTTGGCGAATGCGCTGACAATTGACAGCACGAGGCTGGCGACATTTGGGGGCAACATAACCGTTGCGGGGTATATCAGAGCAGCGACAAGCGATACAGGCTTCGCGTGGAACGGCAGCAACCCGTATTTGTTCAGCGGCGGGACACAGATCGGCGTTTCAAGCGCTCTCGTCTGGTTCAGCGGCACCACTTCGTCTTTCCCTGCTCTCAAGCGGTCAACAACCACCCTTCAGGCAGTCCTTGCCAATGACACCGGCTTTACCAACATTCAGGGTAAACTGACCACCGACACTAACGCCACAACTGGAGTAGTCACACCGGACAAGTATCTTGTTCTGTATGACGCCGCTGGCACAGCATATAAAGTTGCATGCCAAGCCGTATAAAGGGGAAACACATGATTACGCTCAATCTCACCAACGAAGAAGCCAACGCGCTGGGCGCACTGCTGGACGCAGCCGTCAAGGCGACCGGCATTCAGGGGGCCAAGGCCGCCGTTGTGCTTTTTGAAAAGCTTGAACAAGCCGCAAAGCGCGCCGCCGAAGCTACCCCCAACGTGGAGCCGACAGAATGACCATTTCTTATCAGTGGGCCGTGACCGCTATGACGGCGTATCCGCAGCACGCGGGCGAGACGGATGTCGTCTTCCAAATCGCGTGGGTGTGCTCGGCAACGGACGGCACGTACAACTCCGCCGTTTACGGCTCTGTTAGCGCGACTTATGTTGCCGGTGCGCCCTTCACCCCGTACAACGAGCTGACGCTCGCTCAGGTCAACGGCTGGGTTGCCGACGCATTGGGGCCGGAGGGCATTGCCAAGGCTCAGGCCGACTGCGACGCGGCCATTGCCGCCCAGCGGGACACGAGTCTGCCCGTCACGCTGCCCTTGCCTTGGAACTAATCCAAGCCCGCGCCGGAACCTGTGCCGCCGGTTGAAGAGCCGATCTAGTTTCCAAAAGTCGAGGTTCACATGGCAACGAGCGGCACCTTTTACGTGTACGAGCATTGGCGGTTAGACCGCGATGAATGCTTTTACGTGGGTAAGGGTCGGGCCGGTCGTGCGTATTCCATAAAAAACCGAAACCGCCACCATCAGGCCATCGTTGCCAAGCTGTCGCGTATTGGCTCGGCATTTGAGGTCAAAATGGTGGCGACGGGGTTAGCAGAAGCCGATGCGTTTGCGTTAGAGATTGAGCGTATCAGTTTTTGGCGGGAAGCTGGCGCTGACTTAGCAAACGTTACAGACGGCGGGGAGGGTGTTACCGGGTTGAGGATGTCTGATGCCTCTAAACAAAAAATGTCAGACAAGAAAATGGGCGTTAAAAGAGGCCCGCATTCAGCTGAACATAGGTTAAGAATTGGTTTAGCTCAGCGTGGTAAAAAATTCTCGCCCGAGCACATTGAGAAGCTATCTAAAGCCAGAAGGGCGAGGGTAACTTCTCCTGAGACAAAAGAAAAAATGTCGCAATCAATGACTAGGTTCTATAGGGAAAATCCTGAAGCATGTCAGGCTGTTTCTGACGCGCATAAAGGTCGGCGGCATTCAGAAGCTACTAAGAAATTAATATCTGAAAAATCAAAAAATAAAGTAATATCAAAAGAACAGCGTGCAAAAATCTCCCAAACCCTGACAGGAAGAAAGCAATCTAAAGAAACCATTGAAAAAAGAGTTGCCTCTATAGCCAAAAAAAGATTGGAGTCGGCAAAATGACAACGTCGGGAACGTATAATTTTTCGCCGTCATTGGGAGAAATTTTACTCTATTCTTACAACCTAATCGGCTTACGGAATACGTCGCTGCTTGCCGAGCACATGGAGGCCGCTCGTATGGCTTCCAATATGCTGTGTGCTAGCTGGGCGAATCGCGGAGTCAATTTGTGGAAAGTTGATCTGGTAACGACGACGCTAACTACTGGCCAGGCCACTTATCCAGTTGATTCCAAAACCGTTGTGATGCTGGACGCCTATGTCACTACGACACAGAGTGGCAAAAACATTAACCGTATTATCCTTCCGGTATCCCGTACCGAATATGCGTCTTACCCGAACAAAGAGCAGGAAGGCTTCCCGACTGTATTCTGGTTTGACAGGCTTCTGTCTCCAACCGTAACGCTTTGGCCGGTTCCCAACACTGATAATGGGCCGACAACGCTAAGTTATTACCGTGTTACCCAGATGCAGGATTCGGAACTGAGCAACGGTACAACGGTCGATATTCCGTATTTGTTCTATGAAGCCTTCGCTTATGGATTGGCTGCTCGCCTAGCCATCATTTGGGCTCCAGATAAGGTCGCCCTCCTGAAGCCTCTAGCCGACGAAGCGTACCAAATCGCAGCTGACCAGAACATCGAAACCGCGCAACAATACATTTCCCCGATGATTTCTGGCTACTTCAGGTAAGGGATCAACATGGGGTACGCATCCCGTTCGGGCCGAGCCAAAACAGACGCCAAGAACCCACGGGCGTTTGGCGTATGCGAAAGATGTTCCCTGTGGTATAATCACGACACTTTGTCCTGGCAGATGGACTGGGCTGGCGCATCCCTGATCAACAAGCGCCTGCTGGTTTGCCGCACTTGCTACGATGAGCCACAGCAGCAACTTCGTGCAATTGTCGTTCCGGCTGATCCCGTGCCGATTCAGAACCCCCGCGTCGAGCCGTACACTTGGGACCAGACCGACACCCGTCAGGTTTCCGGGGCGAACACTGTTAACCCAACGACCGGCATCCCAGTCCCGCGTGGTGATACCCGCGTCACGACCGCTGCAAGTGCTGCTACGACCAACAGCCGTGTTACCCAGCAGACCGGCGAGGCTCCCGGCGGCAAGAACCAGCTTCCCGGAACCGACCCCAATGCTGTCAGCTATCGGACGATTACCAACGTCTTCAATACCGGCGGTTTTATCTACCTGACTGTGGTCAATACGAGTGGATTCATCACTGGCCAGCGTGTCATTGTGGGTGGGGTGCTGGGTGTCACTGCGGCCAATAACTCATGGGTCATCACAGTTATAGACCTGACCACCATTAAGCTGGATGGCTCGGCATTCTCGGGGTCATACACCTCTGGTGGTTACCTGATTAATGATCCAAGCGTTCCATATGGCTTCACTGAGGTTCCTGCGACTGGGCCACTCTAATCCCTGGCCAGGCATATAAGGTCAACCCAGGCAGTTAAAGGGATGAAAATCTCTGAGATTAGGGTATAGTACGTTCAAACCGTTGACGAGGTAGAACCGTGGCCGCGATCCAAATCCCAAATTTGCCCGTTGCCATTTCCGTTACTGGCACAGAGCAGCTTGAGGCTGTCCAGTCTGGAACTTCTGTCCGCGTCACCTCCCAGCAGATCGCCAGTCTGGCTCCCGCTGGAACCGTTACGACCGTGTCTGTTGTGACCGCTAATGGTATATCCGGGTCAGTCGCAGACCCAACATCAACACCAGCCATTACCTTGACCTTGGGTGCCATCACACCGACCAGCGTCACCACGAGTGGTTTGGATGTGAACTCGGACAGCATCCGCATCCGTACCGCTAAAACACCAGCCTCGGCATCGGCTACCGGAATTCAAGGCCAGATCGCGTGGGACGCCAGTTATCTCTACGTGTGCATCGCGACAAACACATGGAAACGCTCTGCAATCACAACCTGGTGAGGCGGCAATGAAGTTTGGTTTAGTGCAAACATTTTGCTCGTTTCTCATCGTCCAGACCCAAATGGAAACTGTTGGCACCACTCTGATTTGTACGTCAAAAAAACCCAGAAAGTCATCAGGCATGAAAACGGATGGCCTCCACTTGAAGAGAAATTTAGAGCATATTAAAACAGAGATGCACCCAGATGATAAAAGGGCCGGATAGCATGGAATCCCAATCTTTTTTCAACATTTCGGTCGGAATCGCCGGGACACTTGGAGGCTGGTGCCTCAAAACAATTTGGGATGCGGTCAAGGACCTTCAGAAAGCCGATAAAGAACTAGCTGAAAAGGTAGCCTCGATTGAGGTTTTGGTTGCCGGTAAATACATAACTCGTGAAGAATTTAGTACTGTTGTTGCTATGTTGTTTACAAAACTTGATAACATCAAAGATGCGATGATCTCCCATAAGGGGCAGTAATAATGGCCGACGATATTGTCTCACTCACTGGCGAGGGACTAAAGTTTGGGCGATTCCCAGCCAATGGTGAGCTTTTGGTCGGCAACGGCGGCGGCTTCAACCTATCTACCCTGACCAGCGGCAGCGGCGTTACAATAGCCAACTCATCCGGCGGCATCACCATCAGCGCTACAGGGTCCGGCGGGACCGTTACAAACGTAACCGCTACAGCTCCTATCACGTCTACGGGTGGAGCGACTCCAGACATTGCTTTGACGACCCCGGTAGCTGTCCAGTACGGTGGGACTGGCCTTGCCACGATCACATCCAACAACCTCATGGTTGGCAACGGAACTGGGGCTGTCAGCCTTATTGCGCCGGGGTCTAACGGGAACGTCCTAACCAGCAATGGGACGGCTTGGACCAGCGCAGCGTCAACACCTGTTGTGTGGACAACCGTTAAAAAGACGGCAGACCAAACTGTCTCATCTGGAACAACATACGTTGACGACAACGCTCTTTTCTTTTCGATGCTGGCAAACACCACATACGCGATCCGGGGTGTGTGCTTTATGTCGTATGCGACGGGTGGATTGGCCCTTCACTGCAACGGCCCCGCCAGCCCCACTCGCATTCTTGGTCAAAGCACCTCATTCGCTGTCGCTGCAATTACTGCTTATTCGGGCGCTACATACAGCCCATCCAGCGTTTTGGCTGGTATTGGAACTGGTGCGACTAGCCAAATAGTTATTAGCTTTAATATTGAGGTCGTTAATGCCGGGAACGCCGGTACGTTTGTCATGAGATTGGGCCAAGCTGGCTCCGGCGGCTCGGTGGTGTGCCAAAAGGGCTCTTTTATTGAATACGCAACCTTCTAGGGAGTTCAGCAATGAAGATGTCTCAGGACGGTATCAACAAACTTCTCAAGCCTTCCGAGGGCTGCAAGCTGAAGGCATATAAGTGCCCGGCTGGGGTATGGACCATTGGTTACGGGCATACCATTGCGGCAGGATACCCTGTCGTAGAGGAAGGGATGACAATTTCGCAGAGCCGTGCGGAAGAAATTCTCAAGTCTGATTTGGTTAAGTACGAGACCGCTGTCCAGCGAATGGTCAAGGTTCCTCTAAGCCAAGATCAATTCGATGTTTTGGTCAGCCTGTCCTACAATATTGGCCCAGCGGCGCTGAAGGGGAGCACCCTTCTCAAGAAGCTTAACGCTGGTAACTTTGATGCCGTGCCAGGGGAGCTACTCAAGTGGACCCGTGGTGGTGGCAAGGTTCTCCCCGGTCTTGTCCGCCGTCGTCAAGCCGAGGTGGCGTACTGGAATGATCCCGATGATGACGAGCAGGATGCCCGAAAGACGCCGGATGCCGTGAAAGCCCGGACCATGGCGCAGAGCAAGCAGGGTAACGCCGCGCTTTTGGCGAGCGGTCTGGCGGCCTTTGGTGCCGTTAAGGATGTGGCGGGCCAAGTCAATGAGGCGTCTGACGCAACGACCAAGGTGGTTTCGTTGGTGCAGAATACCAATTTCTTGATCATGCTGGCCGTCATACTTATTGGCTCGGCCATCTGGTACTGGCGCAAGCAGAACATGGAGCGGGACGGTGCTTAGTCTCCTCCTGACCCCAGTTGGTCGTTATGTCGTTGGTGCCGCCATCACTCTTGTCATTTTGAGTGGTATCTATTGGAAAATCAGGGCTGACGCAGTTTCTGGGGTAGAGGCTGCGGCTCAGTCTGACGTTCTTCGGAGGACTGAAAATGCGCTTAAAGCTTCTGATGCTCTCGACCTTACTCCTGACCGGCTGCGCCAGCACGATAAGCACGAGCGCGACGAATAGATCGGCCTGTATCGTCTGGAAGGACATTAGCTGGTCCAAAAAGGACACCGACCAGACTATTCTGGAGGTCAAGGAAAATAATGCCCGTCGCGATGGATGGTGCAACACACGCTGAATGGTGCTAAAGTAGAAATATTGAGGAGTTTTCCATGACCGCTGGGCTTTCATATAGTGGGGCTGTGGCTGGGACAACCAGTTACGTCCAGCAGATTGCCACGATGGCCGTTGTGGAATCTACCGACCCTGCGTTTCAGGTCGTGCTGCCTTCCATGATCAGCTACGCTGAAAACCGTTTGTACCGTGACATTGACTTTATGTTCACGTCCACGTCCTTGCATGGCACCACGTTCGTCCTGACCCCTGGAAACAGGAACCTTTCGTTCAACATCAACCTGTCCTCCAACAGCAACGCCTCTGAGGGCACTTTTGTTGTCAGCGAGCAGATCAACCTGTTGACGAATGCTGCCGGTAATGCCGCCACCACCACTGACCCCGATGCCTGTGTACGTGTGCCGCTGTTGCCAACGACAAAAGAGTTCCTTGACGCGGTGTATGGGTCGTCGCTGACAGCCAATCTGGCTAGGCCAAAATACTTCGTGCCGTTCAATGAGACCCTGTTCTTCGTCGGGCCGGTGCCGGATCAGGCTTATCCGGTGGAAGTTGTGGGCACCTATCGTCCCAACAGCCTGTCTTCGTCAAACCAGACGACATTTATCAGCCTGTATCTGCCTGATCTGTTTATTATGGCTTCGATGATCTACATCAGCGCGTACCAGAGGAACTGGGGTCGGCAGTCGGACGATCCGCAAATGGCTGTGTCATACGAGTCTCAGTACCAAGCCCTGCTGAAAAGCGCCGTTGTTGAAGAGGCGAGAAAGAAGTTTACCTCGTCTGGCTGGTCTTCGCAGTCCCCGGCCACGGTCGCAACACCATCGAGGGGCTAAGACATGCCTCACGGTTCTCTGAAAATCCTTCCCGGTGTAGATCAGAACAAGACTCCGACTCTCAACGAGGCCGCAATCTCCTTTAGCCAGTTGATTCGGTTTATCCCTGACCGAACCCTTGGTGGCCTTGTCCAAAAGCTGGGTGGTTGGACCCGTTACTTTACTGCCCCCATTGGATCAGTTGTCCGCTGTCTGTGGGCGTGGGAGGACACCAACTCCGCGTCTCACCTTGCGGTCGGGGCCGAGGGCAGCGCCAGCGGGTCTCTTCAGGTTATCTCTAGCGGCGTCTCCACAAACATTACGCCGCAGAAAAGCACGTTCAATGTTGCTGTCAGCGTAAGCACAACCATAAACACTAATATCGTTACGATTACAGATACCGGACGAAATGTCAGCGCCTACGATGTTGTGGACATCCAAACTCAGATCAGTGTTGGTGGCCTGATCCTGTTCGGCCAGTACCAGTGCTATCCACTTGGGGCGAATACCTACACCATCCGCACGTTCAATGTCCTTGGTCAGCCCGCCCTAGCCACATCCACTGTGGTAACTGGTGGCGCGGTTACTCAATTTGTAACGACTTTTCCAGCGATACCCTCAAACGTTGTCACAGCTACCCTGAATAACCACGGGTATGTCCCAGGCGACACATTCCCTGTTTTGATCGCGTCTCCAGTCGGCGGAATAACCCTTCAGGGAAACTACATCGTCGATACTGTTACGACGAACACCTTTACATTTGGTGCCCAAACCACTGCGTCGTCAGCGGCTACCGCCTTTATGAACAGCGGCAATGCCCGTTACGTTTATTACCGTGGAACCGGGGCTCTCCCGGCGGGAACGGGGTATGGCGTTGGCGGGTACGGCAGAGGTGGTTACGGCACTGGCTCGGCCCCTGTCATCGTACCGGGAACCCCTATAACAACCGCTGACTGGACATTGGACAACTGGGGTGAAGACCTAGTCGCCTGCCCTCTTAATGGGCCCATCTACATCTGGTCGCCAACGGGCGGATCGCCTAGGGCGTCGATCATCCCAGAAGCCCCATCGGTCAATGACGGCGCTTTCGTTGCCATGCCACAGCGCCAGATTATCGCTTGGGGATCGACGTACACAGGCATCAAAGACCCGCTGTTTATTCGGTGGTGTGATGTTAACGACTATTCGGCTTGGATCGCGTTAGTCACCAATCAGGCTGGTTCGTACCGAATCCCAAAAGGGTCTCGGATCGTTCAGTGTATTCAGGCTGGCCAGCAGGGTCTTGTTTGGACAGACCTTGGCGTTTGGGCGATGCAATATTCTGGCCCTCCCTACGTTTATCAGTTCAACGAGCTTGGGACCGGGTGTGGTCTGATTGGCCGCAAGGCCGCAACTTCAATGGGCGGCGTCGTTTACTGGATGGGGCAAAGCCAGTTCTACCGCATGGCGGGTAGCGGCATTGAACCAATCCGGTGCCCGGTTTGGGACGTTGTGTTCCAAGACTTGGACACCACAAATCACGATAAGATCAGGGTGGCTGCCAACAGCCGCTTTGGCGAGATTTCGTGGTTTTACCCCACCAACAGCAACGGCGGGGAGATCAACGCTTACGTCAAGTACAACGTTAACCTTGACCAATGGGACTACGGGTCGCTGTCTCGCACAGCTTGGATCAACGAGTCAGTTCTCGGGCCTCCCATCGGTGCTGGTATCTTGCCGGGTGGAACAGGGAACTACATCATCCAGCATGAGACCTCGTCTGACGCAGTAGACGCTTCTGGCCAGGCCGTCGCGATGAATTCATCTTTCCAGACGGGCTACTTTGTCCTGACGGAAGCTGAATACAAAATGTTCGTTGACCAAATATGGCCAGACATGAAGTGGGGCTATTTTGGCGGGACGCAGGGTGCTAACGTGCTCCTTACGTTCTATGTGGCGGACTATCCGGGCCAGGCCCCAACTGCTTATGGCCCATATACAATGACGCAGGCCACGACTTACATCACGCCACGTTTCCGGGGCCGCCTTGTGTCCATCAAGGTCGAAAGCGACGACATTGGGTCATTTTGGCGGCTTGGGAATACCCGTTATCGTTATCAAGCGGATGGCAAATACTAATGGCAAGTCTTGACGACATTTTGACCGTCCAGAAGAACGGGGTTGTTGCGGTAAACAACCTGTCCCAGACCACTGTCCGTGGAATGGGCACGTTAACTTCCGCGACAGTCACGACATCCACACTGATCTTCACTGGACCCGGTTATCTTGTGAATTTTTCGGTTGTGGTTGCTGGCTCGGCATCTGGCCTGATTTACAATTTTGCCTCGACGACCTCTCCGTTGGCAGCAAATGCTCTTTGTGCTGTCCCAACCACAATAGGCGTTTATAAGGCAGGCCAAGCGTTCACTAGCGGACTGGTTGTCGTTCCCGGCACTGGCCAGTCGATCAACGTCACCTACGCAACGGGTTAAGCCATGCCATTGAAAAAGGGTTCTTCTCAATCGGTTGTCGGCTCTAACATAAGCGAATTGGTTCACTCTGGCCGACCGCAGAATCAGGCCATAGCCATCGCCCTGTCTGAGGCAAGGAAGACCCGAGCCAAGAAGATGGATGGTGGATCGTTCACCAAGACGACCACGTCCTCTGGCGTGAAGCCGCATGTTGGCCCCATTCACTCCCCGGTTGCCGGTCGAACTGACCACCTCCCAATGCACGTCCCGTCTGGCTCTTATGTGATCCCGGCTGATATTGTCGGGGCCATGGGAGAGGGGAACACGATGGCCGGGTTTAAATATCTGGATAAGATGTTTAACAGTGCTCCGGGCGTTCGTGCGTTTGCTGCTGGTGGTGGGACTGGAGAACTGGTTCCCATCGTGGCGGCGGGCGGGGAATATGTTATCACCCCGTCTGCGGTCGAACATGTTGGCTCTGGTGACATGGATCGTGGGCATAAGGCACTCGATTTGTTTGTAACCAAAATGAGGGCTAAAACGGTTAAGACGCTGAAGGGGCTACCTCCACCGAAGAAGGATTAAAGGGGAAATATATGTTTGAAGACTTGGATGTGCGGGCCGGTATCCCGGATGATATTCACCAGCTTATGGAACTGGCTATGGATGCCAGCCAAGAATTAGCCTTCGTTGACTACGACCCCAAGAAAATACTTTCTGAAATCTGGGCCGCGCTACATCAAGAAAATGGGATTGTCGGCGTCATCGGTGAGGTTGGCAAACAAATTGAAGGCGCAGTCCTACTCAGGACCGGAGCTATGTGGTATAGTTCAGAAGATGTTCTGGAAGAGAAAGGGATTTTTATCCATTCTGACTTTCGGAGCATCAAAGGTGGAAGAGCACGCCGTTTATGTGAGTTTTCGAAGCGCGTTTCTGACCAACTGGGTATGCCCCTGATCCTCGGTATTCTTTCAGATGATCGCCTTGAGGCAAAAGCCAGATTGTACGAACGCCAATTTGGCAAACCATCTGGGGTATTTTTCCTGTATGGGGCCAAGCCGGGAACTGGTCGGGTAAAGGAAAACTGATATGTGTGGTGGCGGCACTCAAACTACGACGCAGCAAGTCAGTATCCCGCCAGAGGTTATGGCGAGGTACAACTCTGTAAATGCTCGCGCCGAAGGTGTCGCTACCCAGCCCTTTCAGGCTTACACGGGTGAGTTTGTTGCCCCTCTGAATGAAGTCCAACAACAGGGCATTCAGGCAACCGGCCAAGCCTCCCAATCGGCCCAGCCATACTACCAAATGGGCACCGGCCTCTCGCTTGCTGGAACGCAGGGCGTTGGTCGGCTGACATCTGATCAGATTAACCAGTATATGAACCCCTATATCCAAGGGGTTGTTGACCCGACCCTTCGGGCTCTCCAGCAGCAACAGGGCCAGCAACTTTCACAACAGCAGGCAGAAGCCATCAAGGGCGGTGCGTTCGGTGGCGAACGTTCTGGCATCCAGCGTGCGATGCTTCAGGGCCAACAAAACTTGGCTACTGGCCAGGCAATTGCGCCTCTGTATGCTCAGGGGTATCAGCAGGCTGTCCAGACGGCAGCGGGTCAGCAGGGCGTTCAGGCTCAAGACCTTGCCCGACTCCTGCAAGGTGGCCAGCAGATCGCTAGTCTCGGCACAGGCGCTCAGGGCGCTGCTCTTCAAGGCGCTCAGGCTCAGATTGCAGCGGGTACGCTTGGCCAACAGACTGCTCAGGCTCAAAAGACAGCTGAATACCAACAGTTCCTCCAAGAGCGTGGGTTCCCGTATCAGCAAGCCCAATTCCTCGCCAATATCGCGATGGGTACTGGTGCCCTGTCTGGATCGACCACCACAACAGAATCCCCGGCTGGGTTTTTCTCGGACAAGCGCCTGAAGGAGAATCTCAAGGTTGTCGGTGAAACCAACGATGGTCAACCGATTTACCGTTACAATTACAAGGGTGAGGAAAAGACCCAGCTTGGCCTGTTGGCGCAAGAGGTCGAGAAGGACCACCCAGAAGCAGTCGGCGAATCACAAGGATACAAGACCGTTGATTATAAGAAGGCTACTGATGATTCTGTCCGTCATAGCCGTGCTTATGGTGGCGGTCTGGATGTGAACGCTTTTGGCGGCGCGGTTACTGGACCGGGCAGCTATGCCAGCGGTGGCCTTGTTGATAGTGCTGACCTGTCTGCCATTTTGGCACAGCAGAAGAACTTCTTTGGCCCCTATGGCAAGGGCTTGGCTGGCGAGGGCGCAATTGGTGGTGCCTCGGGTATTCCAGCGGCCAGTCTGGCTGTTCCAAAGCTCGCAACAGCGTCAGGCATCCCACAGCAACAGCGCTCTGGTCTGTCCCAAGCGGCGGATACGGGTGCGCAAATTGCAAATCTTTATAAGGCCGGTAAGGAAGCGACTGTCGGCGGCAAGGGAGAAAAGGGTCTCTTTGGCAGCGACGGGAAAGTGGGCGATGGGTACCTGAAGGACTTGTCTGGCTTCTTTAGTGAGGCGGGCAAAGCCTACGGTGGTGGTGTTGTCCCGCGTGGATATGCTTCCGGCGGCGAGATCAATCCCTACGCCCTCAGTGCCGACCCGATGGCTGACGTTATCCAAGACGGCACCCAGAAAGCCCCGGAGCTTGCAAAGCCTGGCCAGGCCCCTGGGGTTAAGAGTCCGATGAGCGACGTTAAAGACGCGGCTGGTGCTGCGAGTGGCGTGGCATCAGCCATTACTGCCATGATGGCCATGTTCTCGGACGAGCGGATTAAGGACAATAAGGAAAAGGTCGGTGAGCTCTTCGATGGGCAGCCGGTCTATCGCTATGATTTCGGTGACGGCAGAACCCAGATTGGCCTGATGGCCCAGAACGTAGAGAAAGATCATCCCGAGGCCGTCCACGAGACCTCAAACGGCGTTAAGATGGTCAACTACGATGTTGCGACCCGCGATGCGGCCAATGACCGTCACGGATATTCCTTCGGTGGAATGCCTCGCCAAGGGTATGCCACGAGGGGCGGTGTCCCTGACATGTCGGATGAGGAATATGCCATCCGTACTATCGCTGCTGAAGCGGGCGGGCCTGAAGACGCTCAGGCAATCGCGCACGTCATTAACAATCGCCGTCAAGCTGGCCGCTGGGGCGACACCTATCGCGATGTCGTGACGGCACCCAAGCAGTTCGAGCCGTGGAATGATCCTGCGGGCCAAAACTATCCTCTGAACTTCACACCAGACTCTCCCCGGATGAGGTTTGCCTCTGAGGCTCTCAATGCCGTTAAGGGCGGGGCTGAGGACATTACAGGTGGAGCGCAGCACTTCTATGCTCCAAGGGCGCAAGAAGCCCTAGCCAAACAGCGTGGGGACCGGGGCGTCGTCCCAAGCTGGATGCCGAGGGATGCTGATTACACAGACTTCGGGCCAACCCGTATTGTTCGCGGCGTTGACTCCGGTGCGCCAAGTGGTGTTCGTGCCTATGCGGGAGATCGGCCACAGGGCGAAGCTCAAAAGTCAATCGGCGCTGCATTGAAGGCCGGGACTGGCCCGGAAGCAGATACGTTCCTTGGTGGTATTAAGGCTGCGCTGCCGACACAAAAGGACGCTTCTGGCAAGGAATCCACGAACTGGGAGAAGGTTCTGATCCCGCTGCTGTCAGGCGTTGGCTCGGCATTGGCGTCCACCCGTAATACACTCGGCGGCGCTCTTGGTGAGGGCGTTCTCGGTGGTATCTCCGGGTATCAAAGTGTCTCTAATATGCAGGCTGATATTCCAAAGAAGCAGGCTGAAACCTCTCTTATCCAGTCTGAAGTGCCACGCACCGAAATGCAGACTGAAGGCATCAAGGCTGGCCTGTATGAGCGTCGTTGGGTTCCTAACCGTGGGTACCAAATCCTCGACAAGCCAAACAACAGGTTCTTTTACGTTACAGACGCAAACATGAATCCAATTGGCGGTACTGGCTTCGAAAAAATTTGGAAGTCGGTTCCGTTGGCTCCGGGGTCAGCCCCGCCCCCAGCAGACAAGGCCACGGGTGCCGAGCCAGCTAGAGAAACTAAGGTCTCGACTGGTGCTGCAGGCCCAACAATTGGTCAAACTTTTGAGACGGACATCACCAAGCTCATTCCTGCACCAAAGTCGGTGACGGAGTGGACCCCCGTAACCAAGATTCCAACAGGTTATGAGCCAGCGGGCCACTTGGATATCAATATGAACCCAGAAAACGCCAAAAAGTATGGCGATGAAGGGATCAAGACCTTGGAGGCCCAAAACGCGAAGGCCGAGGCCGCTGGAAAGCAGCGTATCGAGTTGGAAGGGATGTCCGCCAACCTCGACAAGTTGCCGCAAAACAGCTTTGAGGGGACAACTGGCCCTGGTGCTGAGACGCGGTTGAAATTTGCTAATGGGCTCAATACCGCAGCGTCCATCATCGGAACCAAGCCGCTCTTCGACCCCAATCAGATTGCTGCGCAAGAGCAGATCAAGAAGGGCACGTTCCGGTTTGGTGCTGCGCTTGCTAACTCTATCGGCACCCGCGAGCCAGGGTTTATCGTCGCGCAGTCCGTTGCCGCCAGCCCGTCAATTGAAAATTCAGAGAAGGGCTTCCGCATTCTTGTAGCGGGCCTTCGTGAATCTGCTCAGTACGACGAGGACAAGGCTAAGTTCTACGATGCCCATCAGCGGCAGTTTGGCCACCTAAGCGGGGCCAAGGAAGCCTTTGAGAAAGTTAATAAGCCAGAACTTTATGCCCAGCGTGCGGTCATATCGGCAGTTGACCCGGTCGTCCTGCAAGACCTGAAGAGGTACGGCCCTGCGCAAATGCGCCCCGTCATCGACAAGGCTTACGGGACAGGCATTACCAACATCCTGATTGGGGGTCGCTAATGGCTGAGTACGAAAAACTCCCAGAAGGGTATAACCTTGACACCCGCATTGGCGAGGCTCGGTCAGCCGCAAACGCTGCGAATGCCGCTGAGTTTGAGAAGCTTCCACAGGGCTATCGCCTGCCGGGAACGCCAGAATCTCCGCGTGAGAAAGACTGGGGTAGCGCCAGCTGGCCGGAGGTTGCTGAGTCTGGGTTGAAGAACGCCCCGCAGAGCGCCATCAATGCCATCACCGCCATACCTAACGCGATCTACAATTGGCGGGAAACTGGTGAGGGGCTTAAGCAAGTTGGCACCGGCATCGTATCAAAGGTGCGCGGCTCTACACCAGGGCAGGACCCTGAGCAAAAAGCCAAGGATGAGGCTGCGGTAAATGCTATTATTGCGCCTTATACATCATGGGCTGGATTCAAAAAGTCTCTTGCGACCGACCCATTTGAGGTGCTGTCCACTGCCGCGCTCCCACTGTCGGGTGGCGCGTCCGTTCTCAGCAAAACGGGTACAGCACTGAAGGGCGCTGGTGCGGCAGGAAAGGTTGCTGGTACCGTTCTTGACTGGGCCGGTAAGGCTGTGGCTGCGCCGACCTACTTTATGGACCCGTTAAAGGGGGTCATGAAGGGCGCGAGCCTTGCAACGGAGAACATCGTAAAGCCGATTGCAGAAAAGACAGTCAGCTACGCCTCTGACCTGTCCCCGACCGCGATGTCAAAATCTTATGAAGCTGGACGCTCTGCTGATCCAAAAATCAAAAGTGCGTTCAACGACTATGCTAAAGGAAACGGTGATCCGGTTGCGTTCTCCCGTTCAGTGCAGGACGCAATTGATAAGATCAGGTCCGCCAAGATTGAAGAGTGGAAGACCGATAAGAACAAGCTTGCCCAGCTAAACGCCGATGTTGATTTTTCTCCGATATATGCAGCTATTAATGAAGAGCGTAGGCGTATTGGACCATCGGTTGGTGGTGTCGGGCCATCTGTTGGCAAGGCGCACGAAGTGTTGGATTTGGTTGAAGATCAGCTTAGGTTTCGTGAATCACTTCCGCCTGGCGACCCCCTCCGCACCGTTGCGGGCGTCGATCAGCTTAAGCAGTCCCTCTATAAGGACTCAAAAGCTGCTTCTGGGGCGGCTGCCGATGCCTACAATCGCGCATGGGCAGGGACACGCCAGTCCTTGTTTGATGCCGCTCCCGACTACATCAAGTCGATGGATGATTATCAAGCCATCAATGAGAACCTCGACAACATCCGCAAGACACTTGGCGCGGGCAGAAATGTCGCCGCTAACGCGGAAATGGCAAAGTTTATTCGTCAGCAAGACTCCGCATCTGGCAACCAGCTTATCAGCCAGCTTGGGGAGATCGACCCGACTATCCCGTACAAGGTGGCCGGTGCAACTTTCCATGAATCCCTAGGCAAATCGTCGAACTGGGACAGGGCACTTACGCTGTCGCAACTGGCCGCTGCGGGCGCGGCGTTCTATCATGGACAGCCACATTTGGCGCTTGGCGCTTTGGGCAGCGCTCTTGGCACGGCGGCTGTTAATTCGCCAACAGCTGTTCGGGCTGCAACCTATGGCTCCGGTGAGCTCGCCGGGTCAAAGTTGGGTGCAGCTGGTCGCGGCGCTGGAACGGCATATGAAGCTGGCCGTAAAATTGGCACCGGACCCCTGTTGAGCTTAGAGGGGCAACGTGAAGATGTTCGTGAGGGGCGCACAGCCCGAGCCAGTGGCGGTCGCACCATTGGCCACGACGAAATCTCTGATAGACTTGTCCGTATGGCTGATCAGGTTCGGAAGCAAGTCAGCACCCACACCGAGAAGCTTCTCGATACGCCCGATGATCATATCGCCAAGGCTTTGGAAATCGCCAACCGCGACATTTGAGGACTGACACATGACCACCAATAAGGGCTTAAA